AACATTTATAAGTCCCCAAACAAAAACTAAACTTCCAACTTTTCTATAAAATCCTTCTTGTTCAGTATAAGTAGTGTTACCACCAACAGAAGGTGTCCAAGTTCCCTCTTCATAGTCATCAAGTTTATTAGCTGAACCAGTGCCACCTAAGTATACACCACCTGATAGGTAGAGGTCTTTCCATCTTTCTGTAGAATTTCCTAAGTCACGGGTATTATCAGTTAATGGGAATACAGGACTATCAAACTTTACTTGTGAGTTTGCACTAGAACCACCATATAATTGCAGTATATTATTACTAGCACCAGCTACATTAAAAAATATATCATCTGTAGAAGTAATTACTAAATCAGTACTATTATCAACACCAATAGTTCCTACAAGAGTGCTATTTTTGTAAAATCCAACAATCTCACCATCAGAAGACAGTCTGTTTAAAGAAAGTGATTCACCACCACTGCGAGTCATAAAGACTTTACCTGCAACACCATTTTGACTTAATTCAACTCCTGCCGTGCCAAATCCTGTACTAGTCTTACCCACCAACAAGTTGCCACTGCTGTCTAGTGTCATTGCTGTGCTTGAAGCATTGTCATCTATACCAGTAGATGCAAAGCTAGTTAATGTACCAACACCAGTAATACCAGTATATGCACCACTTACCCTAGCACTTGGAACTGTGCCACTGTCTAGGTTATCTGCGTTTAAACTAGCTACACTAAATGTACCATATGCAACTATGTCTACCTCATCTCCATTAGCTAGAGCTTCTGTAAATGTTACTGTGTCTCCACTGGTAACTGTAATATCAGCATCTGACATACGCACACCATTGACGTACACATCTACATATCCTGCATCATAAGCTAGTGTGTTACCATTAGCATCTGCTCCAGTTACACTTGTTGGAGTACCTGATATATCATAGTGAAACCTAGCTGAAGTTCCGTTAACTGTAGAACCTGCTGCTGCCCAACCACTTGACTTGTATACCTTTAACTCATTAGCTGTAGTATCAAAGTATAAGTCACCTATATCTAATGATGTAGTAGGTGCTGAAGATGCAATACGATAAACTTCACCAAAGTTATTTACTGAAGCAAGGTTGCTTGCCACTGTGTTTACGTTGGCTATAGAACCACCAACAGAGTTAACGTTGCTTATGTTAGTTGCTACTGTGTTAATGTTTGTAGAGTTAGAGTTAACTGAGTTAATGTTAGTTTCATTAGCTGCCACTGCATTAATATTACCAGAGTTACCAGCTACAGAATTTATGTTAGCTATGTTAGTTGCAGTAGTTGTTACGTTAGCATTATTGTTTGCAACAGTTGTAACGTTACCATTAATCCCAGCTACTGTGTTAATGTTAGCCTCATTTGAGACAACATCTGCTATGTTAGAAGTTATTCCTGCTACTGTAGATACATCACTACTTATACTTGAAACTGTGCTAATATCACTATTGTTAGTTGCAACAGTGTTTATGTTAGCTGTATTACCTGCAACAGTGTTAATGTTAGTTGCATTCCCTGCAACTGATGTCACATTTCCTGAGATACCTGCAACAGTTGTAACATTGCCACTGATACCTGCTACTGTAGTTACGTTACTATTAATACCTGCAACAGTATTAACATCACTTATGTTACCTCCAACAGTGTTGACGTTAGCTATGTTTGTAGAAACTGTGTCAATATCAGATACAGCTTCGTTCAAGTCATCAGCAGCAGTCTCAATCTCTGAGATAGCTTCGTTAAGGTCATTAGCAACTGTAACAACATCTGCAATGTTAGTTGCTACTGTGTTAACACTAGCTATATTTGTTGACACTGTACCAATGTCTGTAGCATCTGCTGCTACTGCGTTTACGTCAGCTATATTTGTAGCTACAGTGTTAAGGTTAGTTGTATCCAAAGAGTTTAACTGAGCTTTATCAGCAGGAGTTAACCAAGTATTCTCTAGGTAATCCTTTGTTGCAGCATCTTGAGCATTTGTAGGATTAGCTACATTCTTAATGACTTTGCTTTCTGCATCCCATTTACTATCTACATCTTCTTGGATAGTATCGTCAGTTAAGTCAACAGCTTCTTGCGATGAATGAAAGATTTGTATGTTAGCATTGTCCAAGTCTTCTTCAGTAAGAACTGAACCAGATGCAAAGTCTACTGCTCTTGATGTTAAGTCTGTTGTACGTCTAACTTGTACGACAGTACTACTAGCAGGAGCACTGGTTAATTGTACCTGAGAAGATGAAGGGAAAGTCAAACCTGTTTGAGCTACCCCATCAACTGTAACACTTATCTCACTAGTCGCAGTGTACGTAAAGGGGATGTTAAACGTAGTTGTAACGTTATCCCCAGTGTAGTTTTGATATGATAATGGCATTTGTATTCCTCGTTATTAATGTTGTAACTTTAGGTTTAGTTAATCAAGTTCATCTGCAAGTGCATTGATTGCCTGTCTTGCACCATATAAAGATTGAAAAGGTAGTACTCTTAATAGCTTTCTTATCTCAGCTTCTTCCATATCTCCTTCTGCTATATTCTTTGCAGAACTAAATACATTCTGTACGATAGAGTAAGCAGGAGGTGTTATAGCATAAGTATTACCACTCATAGCTCCTGTAGTAAGTTGATAGATGTATGAAAACATACTAGCTGCTCCTATCTGTGATAATGCACCTAAAGCCCAGTTAGCAGGTTGCATACGTTCTTTAATATATTCATCAGCATCACTACGTCCAGCAGCATTTAGATGTACTCTAGTGATATACATTAGACCACCCATAGCTGCAGCTGACACTAAAATCTTAGCTACTGCTGCATCTTTCTGACCTATTCTTACACCTAATCTTTGAGTCTGTTGTTCCAAAGAACCTAAAGTAAAGTTCATAAATTGAAACATTGTTCTACCCATTTGACTAGACTTAAGCCATTTGTTACTAGATGCTATGTTAGTCTCTTGTACATTAGTTCTGGCATCCTTAAAACCAGAAGCACTAAAAGCTTCTCTAACATCATCATCCCATTTTTCAATGTTAAGCTTAGTTACTCTTCCGTTGGGTGCTCTTTCAACTAGATTACTATTCATAGTGTCTCTAATCTTTATAGCCATTTCGTCACTAATACCAAGTTGTTGTCTCTTGATAGCACTAAACGGAATCTTACCCTTACGTGCAGCTAGTGCCCATTCATTAGTAAAGTTCATCATGGATAACCTACGTAAACTCTGTGTAACACCTGTTAAACCAGACCAGTAAGCTACAAACTTTTGTGAACCATAAGCACCTTTCTCAGCTGCTGCTCCTAACTTCTTGGTACTCCAACCTTTCTTGTCATACCACATACGTTCAGGAGATATAATAGCTCCTACGTCTTCAGTATCAAAACGTGTAACAGCATTCCAGTTACCTAGAGCTACTTCGTTTCCTGCTCCCATAGTCTCAACTAGTTCTCTCATCAAACCATCAGGTAATCTACCTTTACTTGCTGATTGAAATAGTTGTCTGTAAGCAGGAGCAGATTTAAGTAGAGTAGTAAAACTATACTCAAACAAAGCATTAGTAAGCTCCATCATGGCTGACATGCCTGACATACCCATGTTAACAGCAAAGCTATAAGCTCTTACAGCTACGTTAACATCTCTTAAACGGTTTGATACATCTTCTCTATTAGCTAATCTGCCAGTAATACCATCATACATAAACTGTGCAGCATTTATGGATTTGTCTATCTCGTCTTGTTCTATGTTCTTAGCTTTCCCCTCATCTTTTATTTTTGTCATAAGAGTATCAAAACTAGAACCAGTTTGGTTGGTGTTAATACCATTCCTAGCTAAACCTATTGCACCTGATAATTGAAAGATATAACTATTTGCAAGTTGTTCTGCATCTTCTTCTAACAAATCAGTAAACCTTATTTCGTCTATCTCTCCTGTAGCATTAGATACTTTGATAGTAGTACCTTCATCTAGAATCATTCTATGTCTTGCACGTTTATGAGACTTAGGAATGTTAGTCTTAGTAAAGAAGTCTGTGATATCATCTATCTCTG